ATTCTAGAAGCTGATGCTACCCTTAAAATTTACTTGGAAAATTCTGTGGGTATAGGGGAACATCCACAACATTTGGATGAAGTAGATAAGTTAGTAGAAAAGATTGCAACTGCTGAAGAAAAAATAAAAGTGTTGCAACAATTTAAATTATAATATGCCATTTAAATCAGAAAAACAAAGACGTTACTTATATAAAAACGAACCTGCCATAGCAAAAAAGTGGACTAAAAAATATGGTAGTAAAATTAAAAAAACAAAGAAGAGGAAAAAATAATGGAAGATTTAGTATTAGTAGATAAACTTAAAAAAAGAATTAACGCCACGCTACAACAAATTGGAGATACCATGATTACTGGTGGGGTTGACAGCATGGAAAAATATAAGTATATGCTAGGACAAGCACATGCTTATCAAATAGTAATACAGGAAATCTCTAACCTGCTAGAACCAAAGGAGCAAAAAGATGAAGGAAACATTATCGACATCGGAAAAGGAAGTACCAAAAATTAAACTTGGACTTCAAGATAAATACGAATCAGAAAAAAAAGAAGAACCTCACGCAAAAAGATTAGACGAAAACAATATTAAAGATGTAGAGGACCAGTTACCAGAACCGGTTGGCTACAGACTTTTAGTTTTACCTTTTACCCCAAAAGAAAAAACTAAAGGTGGAATTTTATTCTCTCAAGAACAATTAGATAAAGCTAGAATCGCAACAACTTGTGGTTATGTTTTAAAAATGGGAGATCTTGCATACGCTGACAAAGAAAAATTTGGAAAGCCATGGTGCAAAGTAGGAGATTGGGTAATGTTTGCTAGATACGCTGGCTCACGTTTACCGATTGAAGGTGGAGAAGTGCGAATACTAAACGATGATGAAGTGTTAGGGACCATAGGTGATCCTGAATCAGTTCTTCATTATATTTAACAACATAGGAAGGAAACTATGCCAACAGAAAATGAAAACAAAGTAGACAGTTTAGTTGATGTAGGTGAAGCTGATCAACAGCCCACTGAAATTAATTTAGACGATAAAGGTGAACCAGAAAAAGTTGAAGCACCCGCCGAACCAAAGATCGAAGTAGAGCAAGTCCCTCAAGATAAAACATATGAAAATGAAAGAGAGACAAAACTTGAAAAAAAAGAAGATGACGAAGTAAAAGAATATAGCGAAGGCGTTCAAAAACGTATTGCTAAATTAACTCGTAAGATGCGAGAAGCTGAAAGACAAAAAGAAGAAGCTATTGCATTTGCAGAAGCAACTAACAAACAAAAGAGTGAGTTAGAAGGAAGACTATCTAAACTAGATAAATCATACACTTCAGAATTTGAGACAAGAGTAACAACAAACATGGCAGCAGCAAGACAAGCTCTTAAAACTGCTATTGAATCTCAAGACGTTGAAGGACAGATTGCAGCTCAAGAACAAATTGCAAATCTAACTATGGATGGTGCACGATTAAATGCAATGAAAGCAGCGGAAGCTGTTAAAGCAGAAAATAAAGAGGTTAATGTAACGCCTCAACAAACTAAACAACCAGCTCAAACAGACCCTATGGCGGAAGCCTGGGCAGCTGATAACTCTTGGTTTGGTAATGATTCTGCTATGACTTACACAGCGTTTGATATACACAAACAATTAGTAGAAAAAGAAGGTTTTGATCCTAAATCTAGAGAATATTATGCAGAAGTTGACAAAAGAATAAGAGTTGAATTTCCGCACAAATTTGATAAGATAGAAGACAATACTACAGAAAGAGCTAAACCAGTTCAGAATGTAGCTTCAGCTAAACGTTCAGCTTCAACAGGACGCAAAAATAAAACTGTGAGACTCACGCCATCACAGGTAGCAATTGCTAAAAGATTAGGTGTGCCACTAGAAGAATATGCGAAACAAGTAAATATCACGGAAGGAGTATAGGCATATGGAAAATGAAAAAATTAAGACTTCACGTGCGAGTCAAGCTAGATCAAAAGTTGAATCTGAAAAAGTTTGGTCTCCACCCAACTCACTTGATGCACCACCAGCGCCAACTGGATACAGACATCAATGGATACGTTCCGAAATACTCGGAGCATCGGATGCTAAAAATGTAGCGTCCTCTTTAAGAGAAGGATGGGAGTTAGTGAGAGCTGACCAATATCCGGATACTGAATATCCATCTGTAGATACAGGCAAATACGCTGGAGTTATCGGAGTGGGAGGCCTTTTGCTGGCAAGGATACCAGAAAAGATTGCGCTTCAAATTGATGCTTATTATAAAAAGCAAAACGATGCAAAAGAAGAAGCAGTAGAGAACAATCTTATGAAGGAACAGCACCCTAGTATGAAATTCCAAAAGGAATCGAATACTCGTGTAACCTTCGGTGGTACAAAGAAAAGCTAATTATTTAGTAATTCCTACCCAACGAATAAAATAAACCGTACTGGAGGCCCTTCGGGGCAGGTACATAAAGGAGCAATACTATGGCTAATGCTAGTACAACTGGATTTGGTTTAAGAATGGTAATGAATGTTGGAAATACTCCAGCAACTTCAGGACAATCTGAATACAAAATCCAAACAGCACCAGGTGTAGCATCAAACAAAGGTGATCCAATGTCTGTTCAAAGTTCGAACGGAGATCAGGGTTACATTCAAGATGCTGCGTTTACAGTGCTGGATGATGGTGGAACAGGCGGAAACGCTTGGGCCAACAATGGTGGTGGCGGTGGCGGACAACCTAATGGTTTGTGCATAGGTGTATTCAATGGAGCGTTTTTTATCGACTCTACTGGAAAACCTACGTTTTCAAACAATGTGGTTGCAGCGCAAGCTACTTCCAAAAACTATAACACAGGTTCAAATGACATTATCGCGTTTGTTAACGACAATCCTGATCAGGAATATGTTGTTAAAGCAGACTCTGCAATCGTGCAGGCTGATTTCGGCGCAGTTAATGCTATGAATATGAACAATTACACAGCTACCGATAACAAAGATGGTCAATCGATCTCTACGTTAAGGAAGACTGGTGCAGATGCGAACTCACAATTTAGATTAGTAAGAAGCGCGGAAGATCCTGAAAACAAAGATCTTACAGCAGCTGGTGCTAACATAATTGTATCGTTCTTACCTGCAAGTAACTTGTATAACGCTTAATAACAAATAGGAGTATATAACTATGGCAATATCAAGAGCACAACTAGTTAAAGAACTAGAGCCAGGTCTAAATGCACTATTTGGACTTGAGTATAAACAATACGCTGATGAGTGGTCTGAGATTTTTGAAACAGAAACATCTGACAGAGCTTTCGAAGAGGAAGTAATGTTAGCTGGTTTCTCAAACGCGGCAGTTAAACCTGAAGGACAAGGTGTAACTTTCGACGACGCTCAGGAAACTTTCACAGCGAGATACACTAACGAAACGATTGCATTAGCGTTCGCGATCACAGAAGAAGCTATCGAAGATAACTTGTATGACAGACTTGCGTCTAGATATACAAAAGCTTTAGCAAGATCTATGGCGAGCACTAAGAACATCAAAGGCGCTGCAGTATTAAACAACGCGTTCGATTCGAACTTTGCTGGTGGAGATGGTAAGGAGCTTTGCGCTACTGACCACCCTACATTAGCAGGTACGTTTTCAAACGAGTTGGGAACAGCTGCTGAGTTGAACGAAACATCATTGGAGCAGTCTTTAATCGACATTGCTGCATTCACTGATGAAAGAGGCCTAAAAATTGCAGCACAAGGAACTAAATTAATTATTCCTTCTGCTTTACAATTTACTGCTGACAGACTTATGAATTCTGCTGGCAGAGTAGGAACAGCTGATAATGATATCAACGCAATCAGAAATATGGGAATGATTCCGCAAGGATATTCAGTTAACCATTATCTGACAAATGCGAAGAAATTCTTCATTATGACAGACGTTCCAAATGGTCTAAAACACTTCAACAGATCACCTATCAAAACTTCAATGGAAGGTGACTTTGATACTGGTAATGTAAGATACAAAGCTAGAGAGAG